AGTTGGAGGACGGGGATGGGACGGAGGTGGCGATCTCGGATGCCAAGGAAGTCAAGTTCGTCGAGGGTGGCGGGATCGACATCAATTGGACTGACACGTCAACCGGTTCCGATGGTGACCCTTACGATCTCACATTCACGGTGGCTGACACGACCGTGGCGGGTGACAGCGGATCTACCGGGATCACTCCCGGCGACACCCTGACGATTGCTGGCGGCACTAACGTCACCACGGCAATGTCTGGCGACACACTGACTGTCACGTCAACCGACACCAACACCCAGTTATCGACTGAACAAGTCCAAGACATTGTTGGCGCAATGTTCTCGTCAAACACCGAGACTCGTTGCACCGTGACGTATCAGGATGGCGACGGCACGATTGATGTGGAAGTCGATGATCTGGACACGAATCTGACGACTGAACAAGTCCAAGACATTGTTGGCGCAATGTTCTCGTCCAATACCGAGACCAGGATCACTGCGACCTACGAGGATGGTGACGGCACGATTGACTTGGTGGTCACCGACATGACCGCTGACACCCAACTCACGACCGAACAGGTGCAGGACATCGTCGGGGGGATGCTCACCGGAAACACCGAGACTAGGATCGCGGTGACATACGAGGACGGTGACGGGACCATAGATTTTGTTGTAGACGACATGAGCGGTGGCGGGATCTCGTGGGATGGTTCGACCGCACAAGGAGTCGCCACCTTCAAGGACTCAGACGAGGCAACGGTCGAGTCTAACCTGACGTTCGATGGCAACAGCCTTCTGGTCGTTACCGGAAGTGCGTCTGCTATTCCTTGCACAATTCGTGGTGCTTTCAGTCAGTCGGCAGACCTTCTGGTGGTCGAAAAGAGTGACGGGTCCGATTACTTCAGCGTGAACTCCGTTGGCACTTTCGTATTGGGTCTGGCGGGAACCAGATCAATCACCACGAAGGAGGAGTCGGGAACCAATACTGCTGGCAAGGACATCTTCGTCAAGGGCGGTAAGTCAACCGGCAACGGCGAGGGCGGGGACGTGCGTTTCTACACATCGCCAGCAGGGTCATCGGGGTCCAGCGTCAACAACTGGGCCGAGGCGTTGAAGATCCGCCATGACAAGGTCGTTGATTTCAAGATAGCAGAGGTAGCTGATAGCGGATCAGATTATGCGTATGACAGCAAGGTGCTCAAGATAAAGGTCAACGGCACTGACTACTTTCTTCAGCTTTATGCGGAGACTGGCGGGGGCGGTATGCCGTAATGACTACAACAATCCATGTGGACAGAGACAGGCTGGTTGAGAATTTCAACACGGGTGAAGAAGAGCCTGTGCTGGTTGTGGAGAAGGACGGTGTGATCCTGTTCAAGGCTAACGAGGTGGAGATAGCCGGGCCATCAAGAGTGGTGTACAGGCCTGCTGATCCTCATCCAGTTAGCGACATCTACGAAAGCAAAACCAACATCAGGGCATGGATTGAAACGGATTCCGAGGTGGTGGAGAGCTAGGCATGGGCGAGATAACACTTGAGGCGTGGGGAAAGACGGCCACCGTCACCTACCCTGACGAGATGGACGATCTGGCTCCCCTGGCCTTCGGGGATGCGTACGGGTATGAAGAAGAGATCCTGGAGGATGGCAATAACGTGCCCAATCCCCAGTCAATTGAAGAGTTCACAATCGGGAAGATATTCGATTACGTTGGCGAGGTCATGCGGCTCTACTCCATCAAGGATGCCCAGGCAGCAGCTATTTCAGCTGCTCAAGAGGCAACCGAGGCCGCGATGGACTTGATCACAGTCGACATCGAGGATCAGGAGTAAGTCATGGCATACGAATGGCAAGATCCCAACGTTGAGTTGACATACGGGACAAGCAAATTCAAAAAAGGAGTGTACCCGTACCAGATCATCACGGGCGGAACGCGCCCGATCGCGGGGTTCCAAGGAGAAGGTTACTACGCTCCTGGATTCGGGGCCCCGACGACACCTGAGCACGACTACCGCACAATCACCATGCCCGGGGTACGGCTTGGTGCTGGTGGTCGACAAGTACCGCAGCAGTACACATGGAACGTGCCCATTGCCAAAGCCCCAGGCGAGATTGGAGCCAGCAACTTTGCCGAGAGGCAGGCTGGACTGGTACACGCCCCGCTCAGGCGGAATTGGAAAATGGCGATCCCCGGGGCTACTGAGGGAGAGTTCCGCGAATACGATGCGGTGACCGACCCGGAAACCGGAGAGATCACCTACACAAAACGAGAAGGCTGGGATGCCGTTCTTGAAGAAGACATAGAAGGATGGATGAGAAAGTGGAGCCCAGAGGCTCAGGCAAGATATAAAGGTAAGGGCAAAGCCGATGCACTGGAGCAGCAGGCGCAAGAAGAGCAGCAGTATGCGAAGTGGTGGAACGAGACACGGTACTCCCAGTTGCAGGAGATGATGGCCGAGCACTGGCAGAACCAGATGTTGACGATGCAGGGGATGGGTGAGGCTGAGCGTGGTGACATATTGCGTGGCGGGGAGGCCCTGCAGGAGAGGGCCTTTTCCCAGGCAATGCAGAGGGGTATGGCTGGCACGACTGCCTTGTCCGCGTTGCAGCGTGGTGCCAGTGCCCAGACATCACAGGAGCTTGGGCGATTCTACGGGCAGCAGCAGATGCAGCGATTGGGGCTGCAGAACCAAATGGCAAACCAGTACATGAACATCGTGGAGGGACGGGTTGACGAGTACCCGAGCACTTACGAGTTGGCCCAGATCATGTACGGTGCCTTCGAGGGCGGTGCGGGTCAGGAGCAGCCGTCATCCGGTGGCGGGATGGGTATGGGACTGGCCGGCCTCGGACTTGGTGCCGGGATGGGAATGATGGCAGCTGGATCAGGTGGTGGTGCCGGGCTGGGATTCCTTAGTGGGTGCGTGTGCCAGATCTTCATGGAGGGACGGCATGGTGACGGGACGATGGACTGGGTAGTCCGGAAGTACCGTGATGAGCACATCAACGAGCGGAACGCTCGTGGCTACTACAAGATGAGCGAGGTGATCGTCCCGCTGATGCGGAAGAGCAAGCTGCTGAAACTGCTCTTCTTCCTGTTCTTCATCCAGCCCTGCTTCCTCTGGGGCCGATGGCACTACCGGGATGAGATCAAGAAGCGTGGCGAGAAGCTCGGGTTTGGCGGTCGAATTGGTTGGATCTTTGGTCCGGTGAAGCGGTTCTGGGAAGGCCTGTGCTACTACCTGGGGCAGGAGCATCCCTACATCCGGTGGAATGGTGAGCTAGTCTAATGCCAATCGTTGTCAAGCATGAGCCGTCAGCTGCTGCCGTATTGGGCATGTCCCGCATTGCCGGCGAGGGCGCGTTCAACAAGTGGAAGACCGAGTTCGAGGCTCGGCAGAAGCAGTACGCCTTCCAGAACCTGATGTCTGGGATCAGCGGCGGGATGGGTCTGGCTCAGCCGTTCATCCAGGCCTCGCAGCAGCAGGCCGGTCGCGATCACCAGATGGCGATGTTCGAGATGGCGCAGGGCAACAAGCTGGTCCAAGACCAGAACTTGATGAAAGGCCTCATACCGACCTTTAATTCAATCTTTGGACCAGGCGGTCATCAGGAGTTCCAGCCCGATGGGTCTCGGACGATCCCGCAAAAGCAGTTCCAGGCGTTGATCGATGCGGGAGACCCAGCTGGCTTGAAGAGATGGGTGGACGCGGGCATGTCCGCGCAAAGGGCCACCGGAATGGCGATGGCCGCGACCGATCCATACTTGGCACGACGGAAGTCCGATTCGGATGTTGAAGGCGAATTTGCGGCACGCAATAAGAGGGTGACGAAAGAGCAGGAGATGTTTCAGCAGCTGTTAGAGGACCCGGACAATCCGAGTCTAACTCAGGAGCGTCCGGGAGGTCCGTACAAGTCCCCGGATCCTGAGTTCGAGAGGGCTGTAAACGATCACGCGCGTAAGATCCGCTCAATGAAGCTGGGTGTCAGGGAACTGGGTCCGAAAGGTGCTGTTGAGGCATACACGACCCCGGAGATTGACCCAATTACCGGGAAGTGGACAGGTTCCTACTGGTCGCAAAAAGGGGCACCAACGCTGCAAAGAGGTGGGGCGGCAACCGGCACTGGTGGCCGGGGCGCAGCGGCCCCGCTGCTGCCACCAGCGGGCACTCCTGCTGAAGACTGGACCGTTAAGCAGAAGGAGTATTTCCTCAATGGCATCAAGGAGCGAGAGGAGCATGAGCGGAAAATCCACCAGCCAAACCCCGAGGAGGTGGCGAGGATTGATGAGGAACTGAACAATTTGCGAACCGAATTGAGGGTGGAGGAGAACAAATTCGACAAAGAGGGTGCAACGCCAGGTCAGAAAGCGGAGGCGCAGAGGGCAATAGCCCGTATAGAACAAAAAAAAGCGGCTGCTCTTGCAAGGTATCCCAAGGCTCCCCGGGAAGACGTGATTACTCAGAATGCTGAAGAGTGGATGTTCCGCAGGCATGGGCTCCCGCCGTTTTACGATCCGGAATGGATGCCGCGGCCATCGGTCACTCCTCCGCGAGGGTTCCAGACCCGCGAACAGGAAGAGCGTAGGCAGGCATTCATGGATGCCCCGTATGTCGGTGCTGTTGCAGACGGTAAAGCATTTGAATTCCCGCTGCCTTCCGGGGCAACGAACAAAGACTACGTTCAGATGAGGGTTGCCAATGGAGTTCCCGCGCAGCAAGCGGTGCAGGAAGTGCAACGCTACCACCAGAGATTCAAAGATGGGCAGTTGCGGCCAGGTTACAAGTGGGCACCCGGGGCAGGACCTGGAGCCGGCCCAGGGCAACCAGCACCCGCTCCCGGACCCAGACCACCAGGTCCGGGTCGACCAGCACCGGCCCCAGGTCAACCAGCCCCCGCCCCGGGTCCGGGTCAACCGACCGGGATGGCCAGGCCGATGCCCGAGGTCAAGACGTGGAAGGCATCGTGGCTCCAGCAAAGCAGGATTGCAGGACCGCAGGTAGCTGGGGAAGCGTTGCGAGCCTTGTCGGTAGAACATCGCGAGCAGTTTGGAGCAACGTCTCCTGTACATGCAGGGATCGCCAAGATTCTTAACGACCCGGAACAGGTGGAGAAGATCAACAATTGGATCCGGTTTGGAGGCAAGTACGGTGGGGCGAGGCTGAAAGACAACAGGGAATTGATGAAGGGCATCTATTCTGTCCTGGAGAGTAAAGCAGAAGCGGATGCCTACAGGTCAGAAACGGGAGCGAGACTTGATGCCGCAAGGGGCACGAGCCCGGGGCAAGGTCCAACGAAGGCGCAGATAGATCGGGCTATGGCAGCAGGGACACGGGCAAAGGAAGCTGAAGGCTTCATTGGCAAACGCCGGGAGATGGTCGCGGGCGTGATCGAGGCGTCCGTCAAGTGGAGCAGGAAGGCAGATCCAAACGGGCCAGTTCACCCTGGTCACATCCCCTCGCCCACCAAGGAGGAGTTCATTCGTCTCGTGGAAAGCCGGCAGGTGCAGGCTGGGGACGTGCTGATTACGCCTCCTGAAATCGAGAAGGGTGTTCGCAGAAGTGACCCCGGTTTTGTCGTGGTGACCCAGAAAGCCATAGACGACAGGCACAAGTCGCATGAGCAACTACAGCAAGAGAAGGCTCAGAAAGCCTTTGAAGCCACGCTGGATCCCCGCGCTCGCAAATTGGGAACTTGGGAAAAACGGTTCGACACAGGCAGCACGCCGAAAAAGGCCCGCGTCAAGAAAGTCAGGGAGATGCGTGAAGTGGCCGAGGAGTTGAGTGCCGCGATGCTGATCAAAGCATCAAGAGGGGAGTTGTCTCGTGCTGAGCGTCGAAGCTGGGATATTGCCAAGGAATTCCTCAAGAAGTTTCCGTTAGAGAAGTAGGGGTCGGTAGATGAGTCCTCCAGAGTGGGCAGTGCTAAGTGGCTTCCAGCCGTCTCCCGATCCGTTTGCCGAGGCGGAAGAGGTTCTTGAGGAGGCACAGGAACCGCCACCGCCACCGCCACCAGTGGCTAGAGACCTGCCGCCAGAAGAATTCTTTCCCGAGGATACCGGACGGCTAGATTGGGCCGACCGCTCCAAGCCGTTAATGGAGGATGTCCCTGGCCGCAAGGAGCTTGAATCCACTCGCCTGTTCAGGAAGCTGGGTGAGGATGAGTTCAAAGATCTTGTCGAGCAGAACAAGAATAGGGCGCGTACCGAGGAGGTGGACTGGTTCGGTGAAACTGGTCTTGGCGGAAGAGGGCGGCGAGTTGCCGAGGGGATGCCGTTCTCCGGATTCATTACCGGAAACCGCCTCATGGACACCGCGATGGCCGCTTACGAGTGGGAAGTTGAGGGGCTCCGAACGGAGGATGGGGCCCGCCTGATCGGTGAGTTTTATGCCGAGCTTGAACGCGAGGGGGAATTGAACAAGCTGGATAGGGTCATGGAACTTGCGGCTCAGATGCCGGGGTTCTTCGTCGAGATCGGGCTCACGGGCGGCGGATACACTGCAGTGTCCAAGGGCACTCAGAAGATGCTGCTCGGCCAGCTGCGGAAGATGGGTGTGAGGTTCCTGAAGGAAAAGGTGAAGGGTGTTGCCAAGCGTAAGCTACTCCCGAGGGCTGCTATCAAGGGCGCAGGGTTTCTCGCTGGATCTGCTGCCCTCACCGCATTGAACCCGCAGTTGATCGCTGAGCAAACCAGTGAGCGGGCCTTGCATCACGCATTGCAGGGGGACGAGGAAGCGTTTGTAAAGGCGATGTGGCAAGGGCCCCTGGGTGCTTACTTCGAGCTTGCCTCGGAGATGTCCGGGGGAATAGGCGCGAAGTACGTCACTGGATACCTCGCGAAGAAGGCCGGCATCAAGAAGATGATGGAGGCCGCGGCCAGTAAGTGGCTCATCAAGAATCCCAGGTCGAGAATGGCCCACTTCCTTGCCCTGAAGAACAAGGTTGGCTGGCACGGTATCTTCGAGGAGATCGAGGAAGAGCGACTGGTTGATATTGCGAGAGGTCTCTCCCGTATCGATGACGACTTCGGGACCACGGGCCGGCTGTTCAGTGATGATCCCAAGGAGAGAGCCAAGGCGTGGGAGCAGATTGAGATTGAGTTCTACGCATTCTCGCTGGTCGGTGGGGGGATGAGGGCACCTGGTGCGATCACGGCATTCAAGAAGGCTCCGATCGAGAAGATGGAGCAGTTCGGCAAGAACCCGTCACGGACTGCCTGGAACAAGATTGAAGGGAATTACCGTGCGCTCACCGAGGAGAAGGACGGGACTCCCCTGGCAACCTCTCCGCTCCCGATCATCGGGGAGACCTACGACCTCCCGACGAAGGACGCGGATACCGAAGAGGTGGACTGGGACAACCTGACTCCGCAGGAGTTGGATCCGAAAGAAGCGCACCACCGCAAGTGGATGGCAGACAACTGGGTGGCCCCGCTGGCCGAGGCTCAGCTGGAGGGGCAGAGGCAACGGTACAAGGAACACTTCGGGGTCGAAAAGCCAGCAGAAGAGCCGGTAGAGGGTCCTGCTGTTGTGGAGGATGAGGGGGTTCTCGCGGACGTGGAGGACGTGGAGGAAACCGATCCGGAGATGGTGAGAAAGCTGAAGGAGAGCTTCGCTACGGGTCCGCTTGGCGAGGCAATAGCGCAGCAGTACCCGGCTCTCGCAGAGCAGATCGGGCCAGTCATTGACGAGGTCGCAGCCCAGCAGGCTTATGTAGATCAAGACGATCTTCTTGAAGCTGTGCGTGAGAGACTGCAGGGCGTGATCGAGGGGGGTGAGCAGGCCGAGCCGGTGGCCGAGGATCCCACCACCCCGGCGGAAGAACCCGCACGGGAGTGGCAGGTGGGTGACACGGTCAAGTCAGGTCCAAAGAAGGCTGTGAAAACTGGGGAGGTTGTCAGGGTTCTTGATAACGGGAACCTGGAGGTGCAGCTTCCAGGTGAAGCCGAGACAACAGTTATCGATGGTGAAAACAAGACCCTTGAGCTAGTCAGTCCCGCAGCAGCTGAGCCTGAGGCCCCGGTGGCTGAGGATCTATTGCAGCCGGTCTTGGAAGCGATAGACAGTTCTTTTGATGACATGCCTCCAGAGGAGACGGAGGGGTACGATGTTGAGGCAGCTAAGGCTGGCCTGAAAGGAATAGCAGAGAAGGTCCACGAGGAGGGTGACTTTGATAATCCCGAAGATTTTGCTTCTGCTGTTAGGGAAGCGTGGAAAGAGGCACACCCTCACGCCGAGTCGGCGCGTGACTTTCTCCGTGACCTTGGCCTGCCGGTTCCGGGGGACGCGGCTGCTGAGGCCCCGGTGGCCGCAACACCAGAAGCCAGGATTCACAGGATTAGGTCGCGATCCAGGGAGTTGTTTAACCAGCTGTTCCCAGCGAAAGGGAGGATCAGCGAAGTCCCTGGCATAAAAAAGAAAGACATCCCCAAGAAGCCTAAGAAGAAGGGCCAGCCCAAGATCGAGGAGATGACTTGGGAGCAGCGAAGAGCATTCTGGCGGACCCTGTGGCAACATGCCGAGGACCGAGTATTAGATTCGACAAGTCTGCCAGGCGAGACGGAACCGTTCACACAAACTCCCGAGCAATTCCAACAGCTGTTCGATTCGATCAGAAAACATCTCCCGGACAGCAAGATAGTGTTCGATCACGAGGACCGAGCTAGAGGGATTTCTATTCAGGGATCAGACCCTGAAATCAAAGTCTACCAGCACGCGATGGATTCGGTGCTAGAGTTCGCTGCAGACGAATGGGAAGCACTAGCGGACACTCTTCCCGAGAAGCCCAAGAAGGGGAGGAAGAAGCCAGCCCCCGCGGCGGCGGAAGAGGGCGGTGCAGCTGTCAACCCATTGGGGTGGAACGTGCGCTCGCAGGGCAATTACGAGAACGTTTTCTGGATTATCAGCAGGCCGGATCCTAGCCCAAAAGCCGACAAGCATGATTTTTTACAAACTGGCTTGCCAGAGGAATTACGGCGCAAGAAGTTCAAGACAAAGGCTAAGGCAGAGGCGGCACTAGCGGACTTTCTTTCCAAGCCAGCAGCCCCCGCGGCGGCGGAAGGGGATTTGGCCGATCAAGCAAGGCAGGCTTTGGAAGACTTGGGGTATAGCCCGGATGAGGCAGCTGCAAGAGTTGCACAAGTGATGCGTGAGGCTGCACCTGAGTTACTGACGTTGGAAGAAATCATCATTTTTTCGCCCAACGTAGAACTGCCAACGGACATTAGGGGTGACGCCATCCTGGCATTGCGGCAGCAAGGGCTTTCCGAGGATGCGGCCACCGAAAAGGTCGACGAGCTTCTCGCGAAGAAAGACTACACGGATGCCGGGGAACTAGTAAAGGATGTCTACAAGAGAGAAGAGGCAGCCCCGAAGCAGTACACCAAGCGTGAGATGGTCGAGGGGGATACGGCGGAGGTCCTGGTACAGGATGGCGAAAAGACGAGGCGGATACCTGCGACGTATGCGATCGTATCTCTGGGTGATCTGACCCCCAGCCACGATGCCACGATGAACGAGCTTGGGGGCGTATCCGCTCTCAGGAACAGGAACTACCCTGACAACCTGCAGCCGCGACATGATTACACTGAAGACCCCCAGAGCATAGGCAGTGCCAAGGTGGCGAGGCATGCCGAGCAAAAGGTGCCAGAGTATTACATCAACAACGTCGCGACTCCTCTTGATGGGCCACCAACGGTCACCCCGGAAGGGCTTGTGATCAATGGGAACGGCAGGGTTATGACCCTGCAGGTTGCATACGGCGAGTGGTACGAGCAGCACCTCCAGGACAACGCGGAAACATACGGCCTGACCGAGGAGCAGGTCTCTGAGATGTCCCGGCCCGTGCTGGTCCGTGTTGTTGACATGCACCCCGAGTCGCCTGAAGCCAAGACGTTTGCCCGATTGGGAAACATCGGGACCGCCCAGGCCCAAAGCCCCGCGGAGATTGCAGCGTCATACGCATCAATGATCTTTGACGAGGACCTGACCAAGCTGCTGGACTTAGAGTCAGGTGACACGATCAAGGCATTGATTTCCGGGGACAAGGCAAAGGACTTCCGTAAGAAGCTCAGGGGCCGGATGCCGGCGAGTCAGCGGAACGAGTATTTCAATAAAGACGGGACGCTGAACGAGAAGGGCCGCGAATTGGTCAGGGACATGTTTGTCGCCCATGCGTTCCCGGTGGAGTTGATCAACACCCTGCGACAGACCGAGGGTGTCAAGGATCTCCTGGGCAACATGATCGGGGTAGTCCCCGAGTTGCTTGCCATAGAAAGAAGCTACCCGCAATACGACACGACCGCGGCATTGATCGAGGCTGTGGAATGGATCGCACGGCACAAGGACACTGCCATCTCCCGGGAAAGTGTCGAGTTGCGTATTGGGCGAGACCTGTTCGGAGAGCTTGAGCCAGGATCCACATGGTGGATCAGTCCTCAAGGCAGGATGATGCTCGATCTCCTGGTCGGGCTGAGGGAAGAGGGAAAGGGTTGGAAGTTCCCCATCAAGCTGAGGAAGAAGTTCAAGGGACTCGCCTCCACTCTCAAAACCGAAAAGGGAGGGATGTTTGCCGAGGACGCTGGTCCGATTCCCGAGACGATCGGTGGGGCCCTGGGTGTCCCGGTGAGGGAGGGTGCCGACTTTTCAGTGGAACACCAACCTGTTGCGGCGAAGTTTGCTCGCGAGGACAAGGCTGTGGCCGATGCGCAGGCCCTGCAGGAAGCGGAAGAGAAGGACGCAACCGTGGCCCCGCGTCTCGTCGAGAGCATCAGGGCCTACCTTGAGGGGAATGAGGAGCTTCAAGACACGATCAAAGAGAAGTTCGGTCTGACCGACGTGGCGGAAGAGATTACCAATCTCAAAGACGATGTCACCCAGCTGATCAAGATAGGCCAGGAGATCGTGGTAAAGGGCCCCAAGGATGCACGAGCCTTTTTCGCGGACGTGCTCCCCAAGGAGGACATGCCTGCGAAGGGCGAGACCACCGAGGAAGCGGATAGCCAGGGCTTCACCGATGAGGAGATCGAGCGACAGGAAGAGGAACTGACCGTACAGCTGATGGGGATAATGGACCGTATCGATGAGATGGACCGCCAGGTAGAAGCCGCGTTCAAGGAGGGCGGTGAGGACCTGAGACAGCAAACCCTGAACGAGGCATCCTTCAGGCACAGGCGAGCAAGGCTTGAGATCTGGATGACCGTCTTGGAGTTTCGCTGGCCGGGAGGGCTTGGTTCTTTCGGCCATCCCCATTTCACGATGAACCTACTGTTGAAAAATGCGCAATCCAGGCGGAACGAACCGGGGTACAAGTCTCCAGTGGACGTGACCTCGCTGGGCGAGGAAGAGATATCGTTGCTGGAGATGACCCCGGAGGAATTTCAAGAGATTGCCTCCGATGAGGTGGGTAACGGCGAACTGCTGACCGTGCTGCTTGGCCTCGAAAAGTACGGGGTGGATCACCTTGATCATATTCTTGTGGAGCAGCCTGGGAACAACGAGATCGATGTGCTGGTCGTCGAACTCCACGAGGACCTAATGGGCACACACTTCATATGGGAGGCGATAGAACAGCAAGGGGTCTTTGTCGTTTTTGAAGAAACGGACAACAGAAAAAAAGCCGAGGAGGATGCACTCTACTTTGCATTCGGTGCAGAATTGGAAGATATGGGCGTCGACCTAGACGAGTTCGCGGCCTCGGGCGATCTTCCTCCCCAGCAAGCAGCGGAATTGGCAACGATCATAGAAGCTGTTGATCAAGAACGGGCCGAGGCGGCGGAAGAGGGTCTTAGCCCAGCAGAGCAGGCGAAGGTAGACAAGCTGCTGGCCTGGGCAGAAGGCAGGGACGATGTAGTCCGTGACGAGAACGGTGAGCCGCTGATCGTGTGGCACGGCAGCCAGACATACGACCCGGACACTCATGGCAAGTTGAAGGCTGGCGCACTTGTGAGGACGGGCGACCCGATGATGGACACCTTTGGGGTGTACTTCACCACCGACTTCGCAGAGGCCACAGTGTGGGCCGGGGACTATGACAGGACAACAAAGACGGGCGTAACGCCAGCCCTGATAATCAATGAACGCATACGAACATTCGCGCACCACGATTGGATACAGTTCGTTGTTGCCTCTGCGGCCAAGTACAACAAGTTTGGTGTGCCTGTTGAATCCAAAGACGCGGCGGGCCAACTATCGGAATACGCCAACTACCCATTTGACAACATCAAAAACGAGAAGACCAGACAAAAGGCCAAGGATCTTGCAAAAGCAATCAGCAAGTACAAGTTCGCTGATCCGATGCCGGTTGAAGTTTGGCAAGGAATAGATGTCGAGGCGTTCAGGCAGGGCGAGTTCTTGGGTAAGGGCGTGTCGACGGTGAAGGTAATCGAGGGCGGGAAGTTCGATCCCGGCTTTGGCGAAGTCGCGGATGCGGACTGGTATCTGGCAGTCCACGAATCCGGCTTCACGCAGGCGTCTGAGGTGGAGCCAGCCCCCGGGGCGGCGGAAGAGGAAGGCTTGTTTGGTGCAGACCCGTCGCCTCCGCGGCCAAGGAGACCTGCAGCTGGAGAAGTGATCCCGGAAGAGGGTGAGCCGAGGCTCATTGATGTAGCCCGCCCGCCTGCTGAGCTTCCAGCTGGGGCAGTGCCTGGTGTACACGACTTCTGGACCCACGAGGACCCGCGAGCCGGGAGTGGTCGCCCGATCGCGATCTGGAGTATCATCCGCCGGCTATCCAAGCTGCCCAGGCTGTTCGGGTACAAGGGAGTCACCGACTTCCCGATCCAGACCGGGACCATGAAGTCGCCTGGTGCTCTTGGAGAGACCTACTGGCAAGAGTTGATGGTGAAGATCCGGAACGCGGACGATATGCTCACCGCGTTCCACGAGATCGGGCATGCCATCGAGGTGTTGATCTTCGGCACCGGATTGGTGGAGGACCCAGTAAGCGGGAAGATCAGCAGGACCAGCCCGTGGAAGTCCGCGGCAGTCGGCAAGGAGGTTGTCGAGGAGTTGAAGCAGCTGGGGGTCGACCTGTGGGGCGAGGGTAAGAAGCCCAAGGGTGGACTTGCGAGAGAAGGGTTTGCCGAGTTCATCCGCCTGTACCTGGAGAACAGGGCTGAGGTTCAGGACAAGGCACCAAACGCTCTCAAGTGGTTCGAGACCACGGTGGCCGGGAGACCGAATGGTCGCAAGGCACTGAAGGAGATGAACCGGATAGCCGGGATGGTCACCAGTGCTAGGGACCAGGGCCTGCTGAACTGGGCTCGGGCTAACCTCGTGGTGGATCCCGCGTCACTTGAGGTGCGGTACCAAGAGTTCAAGGACATGATGCGGCTGGCTCCTAACATGCTGGTCAGGCAATTCGTCGACTCGCTGCAGCCGCTTGAGTTGTTCGAGATGCAGTACGAGAAAACCACGGGCAAGAAGCTCGCGAGAGACAAGAGCCCGTACATGTGGGGCCAGGCACTGAGGCTGCAGCATTCGGCTGTTGTTCACCAGATGGTGAATGACGGGATGGTGAACTTCGCCCGGGACCTCGTGAAAGGCGGGGTCTCCCTGGCCCAGATGGAGAAATTCGTCAAGCCGAAGGACTACGAGGATTTCACCATCTACCTCGTGGCCCGTCGCTCCCTGAAGCTGATCCATAACGAGAAGATGACATGGGATGAAGACGGCAACGTCACCAGCAGGGAGCCGGATCCGCTTGAAACCCCGATGACCGAGTTGCAGGCGACCAAGATCATCGACAAACTTGAGAAGATGTACCCGCTACCCGGGTCGGATCGCGGTCGGTTCGGGGCTGGTGCGGACATCTTCTACAGGTGGAATGACGGGGTACTGCAGTACGTCGCGGAAGCCGATCCGTTCTTTGGGGCGATCGTCGAGAGGATCCGGAGGAAGGAAGAAGAGCGTGGTGACTACGCTCCGCTTCGCCGTTACATGCGGACAATGAACCTTGCACTTGCCCAGCACGGTGGACCCCGCGTCAGCTACACGGATGTCTTCGACGCGCTCAAGGGTTCCAAGCTCATCTCGGTTGTGGACCCCATCCAGACGGCCATATCGAACGCGGAGAGGCTGATCCTTGCCGCACACAACCGGAAGGTTGTCATGTCGATGATTTCAATGGCCGGGGGCTTCAGCGACAAGCTCGGTGAACCGCTCGGGTTCGGCAACCTGATCTTCCAGGAGGTGCGTGGCAAGGAACTGAAACACGCTGCGAGGATTGAGTCCACCGCGAAGCAGGTGTGGGCCGACCTGAAGGGGAAGGGCCTGGATCCGCAGATCACCGACAAACGTGGACTGCCGATGGAGTTGGACGAGGTCGACTTCGAGAACAAGATGATCGAGTTCTACGGTCTCGCCCTCACCCCGAAGTCAGGCGAGCCGATCATCCCGGTGATGGACGAGTCCGGGACCGTCCGCTGGTACAAGATGGAGCCGGCCATCTACCAGGCGGTCCAGAGCATGAGTGCGGATGGGCTGGAGTTCTTGCGAAAGAACAACTGGGCTCGGTGGGCGGTCGACATTATCGGGATCATGCCGCGGCATACCGCTCGGCTGTTCCGTGCAGGCACCGTTGGGTTCCGGGCCTCGTTCGGGCTGGTGACCAACCCGCTGCGTGACTTCCAGACGCTGTACCTGAACACGGCAAGCAGTGCCAACGGTCTCACGCTGTTCACCAACTTCGTGTTGTCGTTTGGTGAGGAGTTCGTTTCAGCGATCACCGGGGGCAGGGTCAGGTCGAAATACAGCAAGCTGTGGTTGCGGCTGGGTGGGCGTATGGCACTCCCGCTAGCGCAGGATACGGACCTCGTGGCCCAGTCGGCGCGTGACGTGCTGTTGTCGAAGAACATCGGGAAGCGTGTCGTTCGCTACGTCACCGATCCGGCGAGGATCCCCAGGCACCTGTGGAACGATTGGAAGTCATTCCTCTCGTTCTGGAAAGACTTCCTCCAGTTCCCCGAGTCTGCCACGCGAATGGCCGAGATCAGGACGATCGCCGCGGAGATAGGCTGGAAGCCTGGTGACACGATGACCCCGGAGATTGCCCAGCATCTGATCCTTGCAGGGAAGCAGGTGACCGTGGACTTCACGGCAGCTGGGGACATATCCCGTGCCTACAACCAGTACGTCCCGTTCTTCAACGCGGCGATACAGGGGCCCAGGGCTGCGATCCGTGCAGCCAGACGACCAGTGCGTATGGGAAAACTGGCAGGAGTCCCCACGGGGCCAGTCCACTTTGCCACCCGTGGCCTGCAGCTTGCCGGGTTGGCCATCGCCAACTGGTTCAGGAACAAGGACGAGGACTGGTGGATCCGGCTGAATGCCCGGGAGAAGTTCCTCTACATGTTCTACCCGACGAACATCCTTGGCGAGGATGTGGTGGTAATGATCCCGATGGCTCACGATTCAGGCCAGCTGTTCGCAGGTCTGGCCGTGGCGTTCCTCGACGCATGGTACAGGCGTGAACCGGACGAGGTCCTGAAATGGGCCGAGCTTCAAGATTATGCTTTCACGATCGCGGAGAGCCACAGTCCGGTAGACATCCCGTGGGACTTTGAACGGATGAAGGTTGCCCCGAGCAGTGCCCTGGGCAAGGGCTGGCAGACGGTGATGGAACTGGGGATGAATCGGAAGTCCTACTTCGGGACTCCCGTGGTCTCCTCCGCGTTCCTTGGCCCGGGTGGAAGGGACCGTATTCCGCGGGAGCAGCAGTACAACGAGTACACCACGGTGGCCGCTAGGTGGTTGGCCAATCTCGCGGGGATGTCACCAGTGGAAGTCGATCATGCCATCACCTCGGTCGCGGGGCCGGCGGCAAGGGACTACCTGATGGCGGGTCAATCCCTGGACCAGTTGTTCACCGGGAAGAAGCTGCAGTCCTTCAGCGATGTCCCGATCCTCGGGAGAGTATTCCGCAGGGGCGGCAAGGCTGGGTCGCGTACCAGGCCCGTCAACGAACTCTACGATGTCTGGGAGTTTGTCTACACGAGGCATGGTGATCGGGTGAGATCCGAGACGCCTGAAGAGAACAGGGAATACATGCTGCTGGGTGACGCGACCCGGGCGGTCAGCCTCCTGTTCCACATCCGTGCCATGACCAAGGACGAGACGAAGCGGAGAGAGATCAGCAACAAGGCCTCCGAGTTGGCCGAGAGTGCCCTGGAGAACATCGACACCATGCGACTGGACAGGGATCCGTTCCGGATGGAGTCGACCATGCTGGAGCGTGAAGAAAGGGAGATGCGGATGTTCCGGGCCTACGAGCAGGGGAACATCGCAGAGGGCGACAAGCTGCGAGACAAGCTCTACAAGCAGCGAAAAAGCGCAAAGAGCCTGCTCATGCGTGGCTTCCCGGATATCGAGGACGCGACGCCAGCGAAGCGGATAGAGTCCCTCTACCAGCGACGACGCGCCGCGAAGATCGTGTACCCCTAAAGTGGTGGTAACTTTACCACCACTTTCTCGTAGTGGTGCAACCACGCGGCAACCGCTAGATTTTGTGGGTTGCACTAGCTGCAGGTTCGGCTATAGTAGCCCAGCAACCTACAGCAACCAAGGAGAAGGCAATGCTGGTGTTGAGTAGAAGGGAAGGCGAGTCGATTGTCCTGGATGGGGAGATCACGGTCACCGTGCTGGAATTGCACGGCAACTTCGTTCGCTTGGGCGTTGATGCCCCTGACAACGTGAAGATCCTGCGGGACGAGTTGGTGGGGAAGGAGCGGGTCGATGAAGCTGTATGAGTATCCCCAGGAGATGGACAAGCTCGTGCAGCTGGCCACCGAGGAGGGGGGTCTCAGCCATGAGTTGCTGGGGGAACTCAAGCACCTTGGTGGCAGCTTCAAGGAGAAGGTGGTCAACTGCGTGAAGGTCATCAAGGAGCTTGAGTCCTCGGTGGCTGCAGTGGGTGCGGAGATCGACCGGCTGAAGGGTAAGCAGCAGTCCTTCAAGGGGAAGGCGGTCTGGCTGAAGAGCTATGTCCACGACCAGATGGTCGGTATGGAGATGGACTTGGTCAAGGATGACCTTTTTACAGTGCGAGTCGCTGAGACCCCGGGCAGGGTGGAAGTCGTCGACCAGGCGGTGATCCCCCCGCGGTACCTGGAACAGGGTGAGGTCAAGGTGTTGAAGTCAGCGATCCTCACCTCGCTGAAGGAAGGGGAGTTGGTCCCAGGATGCGAACTAGTGAAGAGTACATCTCTTCGGATCAGGTAGACGAGTTGCTCCTGATCACGATGGAGCAGGAAAGGGAAGATGATGACAGTTGATATCGATTGGGAGAGTCTGCAGGCCCCGTTTGCACCGCAGGAGGTGGAGTGGAGGATCGGTCGCAGCGGGTGCAAGAAGGACGGGAACGTCTGGGCACTGTGTCTGGCGTATGTGACGAACCGGGCGATCCAACAGAGGTTGGATGATGTCCTGGGTCCTTGGCGATGGAGCAACGAGTACAAGGCTGGCCCCGCTGGCGGCGTGATCTGCGGCCTCTCGGTCCTTGCCTGTTTGGACACGGAGCTTTGGGTCACCAAGTGGGACGGTGCCGATGCCCGTGACATCGAGGCGGTGAAGTCTGCCCTCTCGGACAGCATGAAGCGAGCAGCCTGCCAGTGGGGGATCGGTCGCTACCTCTACGATTTGGATGAGGGGTGGGCTGAGGTCAGTGACAACAAGATGCCCGGGGCCAAGCGGGCGAAGTGCCAGGGACCGGGTGGCGACAAGTGGTTCTTTTGGCTACCTCCGAAGCTGCCGAGTTGGGCTCTCCCCGGGAATTCAAGCCCCAAGGGCTCCCCTGCCCCCCGGGAAGAGCCACCGGCAGTGGAGGAGGAAATCCAGCCTGTGGATCAGCTGAACGAGGCCTTGATGAAGGCGGGGTGCAAGGGCCCGGAGGAGGCGAACAAGGTGGTCGAGTGGTTGTGGGACGGTACGAAGTCTTCGATCGGTGAGATCCGGGACTCAGAGGCACTGGTCAATGCGACCCTCGACCTGATCCAGGTGAACGTGGAAAAGGGTGTCCCCGTGGGTGAGATGCTCGTGGCAGCAATGGAGGAAGGTGAGGAGATATGACAATTCTACCGGAGTCGGTCGAGGCGCACAGAAAGGCAGACGCTGCTGAGCGGGATCAACTCAAGGAGGATTTCTTCTGGGTGGTCAGGGCGCGCAAAGCGTTCGCGAGTCTGGGAATCACCAGGCTGGACGAACTTTGCAGGACCACCGAGTCGCAGCTACTCTCGGTCAAGAACTGCGGTCCCTCCACGGTGGACGCAATCAAGAGGCAGTTGGACAAGAAAGGTCTCTCGTTGAAACCGCCCACTGCCGAGGAGCGCATAGACAGAGCCGACGAGGCTATAAAAAAACAGATTCATCTGGAGGAAGTCGGGAAGGACTTTGTGGACGCGATGGACATGGCGATTGCCTACGGTGCGATTCCAGTTGCCCGGGAACTGCTGGATTGCTGCACGTCAGTGATAGCCAAGAATATTATCGACGTGGTATCAGCAATTGAAAGTGAGAAGTATGACATACAAAGTGATCTACATGAACCCGTTTGACTTGGAGCCTCACGAGGTCAATGAGGATATCTACCGTGATGCACCGGATGAGGAGTTCATCGAGTCGATCAAGCGTCTTGGCGTTCTGGAGCCCATCTTGGCGAAGGAGGAGTTGACAGACGGGGCCCCGCTGACAGTGGTCCTCTCGGGGCATCGCCGGATGAACGCGGCCAGGGCGTTGGAGATGGACGAGGTCCCGGTGATCATTCAGCCCGATGAGTTGGTCGGGACCGACGACGAGGCCATCCGCCTGCTGATCCTGTCCAACCGGCAGCGTGACAAGACCAATGAGCAGCGGGCTCGTGAGTTCGATGTGCTGAAGGAGGTTGAGAGTCGACTGGCGGAAGGCAGAAAACTCGGGAGCGGGAGAGGGAAAAAGGCAGAAGAAGGGCAGTCTGGCAAGGCGAGAGACATCGCTGCCCAAGCTGTCGGGATGAGTGGCAAGACTGCCGAGAAGGCCAGTGTCGTTGTCAAGGCGATCGATGAGGCCGAGGCCGGTGGTGACGAGGCGAAGGCAGCTGACCTGCGTCGGATGCTCAACCGCTCGGTCAGCAAGGGGCACAAGGCTGTCGAGCGCGAGAAGGCTCCCGTGGTTGACGGGAACGAGATCCCGGTGCCAGAAAATCTCATCGATACGTTCAAGACATCGAAGGGGATCCGGGGCCTGATCTACAAGATTGGTGAGATCAAGGCGAGTGCCCGGGTCATCTCGGAGGAGGAGGGTGGCGAGTTGCTGCCGCTGCGGGCGGTCGAGGCTGACTGCAGCAACGTGTCGAACGCCCTGATCGCGGCTCGGCCACATGCGGTGTGCCCGGTCTGCAAGGGGAAGGGGTGCGACATGTGTGACCAGCTGGGGTGGATGCACAGGGATCAGTACAACGCATTGCCCGAGGGGTTGAGGAAGTGACAGGGATGCCGGATCCGAGACCTGACGGGATGTGTGCCGAATGTGTCAAACAGGAGGCAGAAACGAACGACGGGCGGTTCTGTAAAAAGTGCATCAAGAAGATCCTTCTCAATGAGTATTCATCAGTGTTGAGGGTGAGAGATCTGAGCAGAAGGGGCACCGAGGAGATTGGCCGTTCTGCCAGGGACACTCGCACCCTTGGTGGATCGGCTGAACTCATCGATTGGGAAGACTACATGGATCCAGACCCAGGTCTGAACGTGAAATTTGGAAAGCGGAGAGGGTTTGATAAGTGAGCTACCTGCGTGACTTTCAAGTGACGTGCTGCGCTGACTCGATCTCGGCATTGAACGATTTCACCTCGGCATTGATGGTGATGCCGACAGGGACGGGGAAGACCGAGACGTTCCTGGAGATCGCTGACCGCTGGCCGCAGGGGAAGGTGCTTGTCCTGGCTCACCGGGAGGAGTTGGTCTGGCAACCGTGGGAGCGGTGGCAGCAGAAGACGGGTGAGCATGGTGAGATCGAGATGGGTGAGTTCCGACGATCAAGCAACCCGAAGTCCAAGATGACGTTTGCATCCAAGGACAGCCTGTACCGTGAGAAGCGGCTCAAGCGAGCGTTCCCCGACCCGAAGGAGGTGGGGTTGATCATCATCGATGAGGCTCATCACGCGGTACACCAGAACAAGACGTACCAGCGTATTCTGGACTACTTCAGCGTGAATCCTGACCTGCGGGTGCTGGGTGCCACGGCCACGCCAGACCGGACGGATGAACTGGCACTGGGGCAGACGTTCGATACCGTGGCGTTTGAGTACCCGCTGATGGACCCCGCGGGTGGCCCCTCGGCCATCGGGGATGGCTGGCTGGTCCCGATCCAGCAGGAGATCATCACGGTTGACGATATCCAGTTCAACGAGATCAAGATTCAGGGTGGCGACTTCCAGGGTAAGGCCCTGCAGTCGGAGATGTCGCGGGAGGTCGTGCTGCACAAGGTGGCCATGCCCACGATGGAGATAGCCGGGAGTGAACAGTGCATGGTCTTTGCAGCTGGTATCCAGCAGGCGAGCCGGCTGGCTGAGATATTCAACCGGAAGATGGAAGGTCGTGCGTTCTGCCTTGTGTCCAAGGTCCCGGCCAGTGAGAACTACCAGCACGTTGTGAACTCACGGGACAAGCAGGCCAGGAAGCGGGCCCTGCAGGGGTTTGCCAAGGGGTTCTACCAGTACGCGGTCAACGTGGGTTGTCTCACCGAGGGGTACGATTGCCCGCAGGTGCAGACGCTGAGCATGGGACGTCCCTCCAAGAGCCGTAGCCTGGTGGCCCAGATGTGTGGCAGGGGCACGAGGATACTACCCGGGGTGATCGAGGGTGACGGCTGGAGACTGGAGACACCGGACGAACGGAAGGCGGCGATCGCTGCCAGTGCCAAGCCGCACATCAAGATACTTGACTTTGTTGGGAACAGCAGGCACAAGCTGATCACGAGCACCGATGTGCTGGGTGGCAAGTACCCGGACGAGGTGGTCGAGTTGGCGAAGGAGAAGCTGGCCGAGGATGGCGGCGACGTGCTCCGCGCCCTGGAAGAAGCGGAGGTGGCCCATGCGACTCATCTGGAACAGCGTCGTGAGATTGTGGCGAGGCAAGTCTCCTACGACGCAAGACGTGCCGACCCCTTCGGAGTCCTCGATGTCGTTCCATCTCGTGAACCGGGATGGCACAAGGGTCGAATGCCCACTCACAAACAGAAAGAGGCCCTCGCGAAGTTTGGAGTCGAGTGGCACAGGATTGAGGATCTTACCTTTCACGGGGCGAGCACCCTGATGGACTCGCTGATCGGGAGGTCGAAGGAACAGCTGGCCAGCTACAAGCAGTGCCGGCTTCTCAAGAAGCATGGATTGGCAACGAAGGAGATGAGTCGCCAGGAGGCGAGCGGGCTTATTGGCAGGCTGGCCAAGAACAACTGGGCTCACGTCTAATGGGGATATGCCAGGAATGCTATTCTGATTTCGAGAGGCTCAGCGTGGAACAGCTGTGCCCAGCATGTACGCAAGGAGGCGATCATGGGGAAGAACTGGACGGGGACACGGGAGATATTGCCGCTGATGCAGAACGTGATAGGGGCGTATCGTCATCCGGTTGGTGGTCAGAACCGCCCAGCGTCGACAGCTGCAGGGCCTCGGAACACGGTCGGTGGGAAGGTCCCAGGCCACGATCAGTGGATTGAAGTCATGAGCGAGCGGGAGACCGCGGGACTGGATCTTTGGACAGGGGAACCGTTGGATGACATAAACAAGAAGTAGCTGACTGCCCGGGATCAGATCCCCGGGGGACAATTTGTTCTGATTAGTGTGATCTGACCCCTGCCCAAAGCGAGGGACTGGCGATGCCTTACCGATGGCTCGCTGGGAAATACCTTCCCTTTGGTATCGAGAACGACGTGAGGAATTGCCGAGTCTGCGAGCGTCGTAAAACAAGTCGCGGGGACGGCGGAACCGTTGAAGAAAGGACAGCTATGAACACCAAAGAGATGCCCAACGAGTCGATGTGGCACCTGGAACGTCTGGCCAACTCGTACTACCTCATGGACCGGTCCAGGAAGGATGCCTCGGAATATGGGCACAAGATACTCGTTGAGGTGAAGGAAGCGTTTGGGTGGACTCAGACGTACATGGCTGAGCGAGTGGGCGTGAACAAGTACCACATGTCTCGGATCTTCAGGAAGCAGGAGCCAGTTTCCGTCAAACTGCTAACAAGGCTGTACGATGTCATCATCGCGGAAGAGGGAACACAGTCCCGAGGAGGAGAGGGTGTCACCGTCCAGGGCACTGGAACTGGTGGTACTGGGAGTGATGCTGGGGAGCAAGACCTGGAGAGAGTCGGTTGAGCCTCACGACTGGGGTGACCCGGAGCTACAGGCGATCGTCTCGGAACTGCAGCACGGGGGCGGCGGTGGCAAGATCAAGGACTACCACCACCTCAAGAAGTGGCTCCTCAAAGTCCTCTCGGTTGAGTGGGACAACCCTGAGAAGCCCGTGCCCACGATAATCGAGAAGCTGAAGAGGAACGCATGCAAGTACCGGGTGATCACCCAGCTGACCCGTCTCTCGGAGATGGGCAACTTCGGGCTGGACCTGGACCTCGACAAGTTCTTCACCTGCGTATCCCGGGCATACGAGGAAGCGATCCCGGAGATCGAGAAACTGCTAAAGGACAAGGCATGAACAAGGAACAGCTGAGGGAAGTGGCCACCTACTACGAGGACGTGTGGCTGTCGAGGCTGGAGAACGGGGCCTCGGACGGGTGCGTCCACTACGGGCTGCACATAGACGGGATGAGCACCAAGCCCAAGATCAACACTAACCGGCTCATCGAGAACACCCTGGTCAGGGAAATGCCTCCTCGATCGGACGAGGGAGGTTGGAACGTGTTGGATCTGGGATGCGGGATTGGCGGCACCCTGAAACACCTCCACTCTAAACGCAGTCGTTCTTGGGATTTGGCAGGTGTCTGCTCAAGCATCAAGGAAGAGCGTATTGCAATAATGAAACTTCCCGCGTTTGTCGACGTGGTGGCTTTCGACTACCACGATCCGTCGTTGCCCGAGTATTTTCGTGACCTCCACGGGGTCTACGCGGTCGAGAGCCTGTGCCAGTCATGGGACCGGCAAGCGGTCCTGGCCAACGTGAAGAACTCACTCGTTCCTGGTGGCGTGTTCCTTGTGCTGGATGCCATGCTGGAGGGTGACGTGCCTGACGATGGGGCAGACCCAGGCGAGAAGACGCTCAAGGACCTGTACGATGACGTGCGGTCTGGGTTCCACGTCCCGGACCTGTACGAGGTGCCGCTGATGACTGAGTTGGTCACCGCGGGGTTCGAGGTGGAGCAGGAGCTTGACTTCACCCCCAACGTGGCCGAGTCGATTTTCGACTCAGCTGGCAGGGCCATCTACCGTGACGGGACCAATTGCATCCCGTTGCGGACGCAGCTGCACGGGCTGGCCTGTGTGGGGATGGCTGCTCTGCTGGCACACAAGAAGTTGCGATACACACTAACCATTGCAAGGAAACCGATCGATGCCGATACCGAAGCCAAGTAGCGACAACTACGGATCCCCCAGTGATGCTGGCATCATGGGGGAGGATTACCGACTCGACCAGGCGAGGTTCCAGGAGGCCCCGCCAGCGAAGGTGATCCGCCAGCGGATGCAGCGTCTCCTCGATGCTGGCTGGAAGCACGATATCCTGTGGACCCATCAGGAGATCGCTGGGGAGCATAACTTCTCAGCCGCCGAGATGCACCAGGAGGCGATGGACATGCTGGTGACTCCCAAGCGGTCCAAACCCTACATCGATGATGATACGGCTGAGCCAGAGGGGGCCACGGAATGAAGGATAAGATTGTTGGGAAGCGTGGTCCGATTCGTGGCCGTTGCCTGGAGTGCGACGTGTTGTTTCGGTCCTACGACAAGAAGAAGAAGTTCTGTTCAATGGCCTGCTACGCCAAGTCTCCGTTGATGAAGGAGACAATTCGACTTAGCAACGAGAAGGCGGCGGCCAGGGCCAGGATCAAGGCCGGTCTCAAGCCTGGCGAGCGTCCTTCAAAGCGTTGTTTGGAGTGCGACGAGAAGTTCTACGTGAGACCCTCCCAGTACAAGTCGAAGAAATACTGCTCTCGGGTGTGCTACCGAGCATACATGGCGAAGCGGTTTGATCGCTGGATTGCCGATCCGCAGGGGATTGCCTTGCCCCAGTGCTACGACGAGTTCCTGATCAAAGGAGAATTGCCTTGTCTTGTTGAGGGTTGCGACTGGATTGGCGAGAACCTTGGCAATCATGTGAATTTTACTCACGGGATCACGGCTTCTGAGTTCAAGAGGATGGTCGGATTCAATGAAAAAACCGGCCTGATCACTCCTCGCCTGTTCAAGATGTTCTCTGAGCGAGCCAAGAAGACTATTGCCAAGCATGGCGTTTCTGCTGCTTTTCTTGAGAACAATGGTTCCTCGGTCGGTCCACATAAACGAAGCCTTGAGGCGAAGGAGCATTCCGGCAAGGCATTGGCTCTTCGTGTTGCTGAATACGATGAGTCCACTGCCCGCACTTCCTTGTGCCGGCAGTGCCAGAAGGAATTCAGGCATAACCCTCTTAGCGCAGTTCGCTTGTATTGCAACGACGCCTGCCGTACTGCGTATTACCGTGGCCGCAGATTCGATCTATCTTGCAATCATTGCGGTCTGGAGTTTCTTGGCACAAGCGTCCAGGAACTCAGGGTGAGGCGGGAACTACCTGTTTTCTGCTCGAATTCGTGCAAGGGTGCCAGGAATATCGCGGTTGGACTTCCCAAGAGACGCGAGACGTTGAAACGAAAGGTGGCCGCAGATGAACCAGCTGACCGTAGTTTGTCCCCTCCCTCCGAGGCAGCTGAGCCCTAACTCACGCTGCCACTGGCGAACCCGTCATAAACACTCGAAGAAGTACCGCGAAGCGTGTCGGGTGGCCTGTTTCACAGAGCTTGTGACTCGGAGGCGGGGGGACGTTGACTGGTCTGAAGCGAAGCTGCAGGCGACATTCTACTACAAGGACCGTCGTCGCCGCGATCGGGATAACATGGCCGCGATGCTGAAATACGCTTATGATGGGATAGCAGCGGCCCTGGGTGTTGATGACTACGGGTTCAAGCCGCAGATGCCAGAGGTCGATGTTGACAAGGACGATCCCCGTGTGGAGATTGTCGTGGTAGGTGGCCCGTCCGGGGATCCGTCCCCGTGAGGTCATCCGTGATGAGACGGGCCAGGGCTGATTATAACAAGGAGGTTACATGGTGGAGATCAATGGCAAGCATCCTGTTTGGGGAATCATCCGACTCGCGGTAATTTTCGTCGGACTCACCCTGTTTTTGTGGCTCAACAGCACCAGCTTCGACAAAACGGAGATCACCACTATCCTCGAACTATTGCTGGTAGTTGGCGGGTTTGAGGCGGGCCGATCAATGATCCAGGCCAACGGCAGGAAGAAGAAGAAGGAGGAGTAGATGAGGTTCGCAGTGGCTGCGCTGGCTCTTGTGTTGTGTTCGGCTGTCCCCGCGTCGAACCTCCTCCCTCGTGGGGCAGTCCAGGTCGGTGGATGCAGTGGCACGCTGGTCTACCGCGACCTGGAGCACACATATGGGGTCAGTGCAGCCCACTGCTCTGGCAAGGTTGGCACCACGGTGTACGTCATCCTGCAGAGTGGGAGCAGGGTGAAGGGCAGTTGGGTAGCTGCTGACGAGAAGACCGACCTCGCGCTGTTCAAGATCCCAAGCTCAGGCCAGTCCCTGGCTCGGGTCGTGGCCGCGGCCCCGGATGCAAAGGTGGTCACCGCGTATGGTAGGCACGGCCCCAAGCAGCTGAAATCAACGGGCCCGCGTGAGATTCGGGACACGTCAACCAAACAGATGTTCATGCGTCGTGGGTACAAGGTGTCAGGCGGCAAGTATCGCGATGGAGATTCGGGTGCTGGGGTGTATGCTGGTGGCAGCCTGATTGGAGTTGCCAGCCATGGGAAGGACGACAAGGAACTGTTCTCGTCGAGTCATGCCCAGCTGGTTGCCTTCCTGAAGGAACACAAAGCGTTCGGTCCACGTCCAGAGGGGTCGGATTGGGGCGACAAGGACCGCACCCGGGAGATACTGGAGTTGAAGCGGCGGTTGGCGGAATTAGAACCATCCCAGGGGAAGACGGGGCCAGCTGGTCCCGCCGGTCCTGCTGGGGGTAGAGGAGATACTGGGCCAGCAGGCCCGCCAGGGACGGCATCAGACACATCAGACCTCTTGTCGAGGCTGGAGTCCCTGGAAGATTGGCGCAGCAACTTCAGGGCTACCATCAGGATCAGGCTGCGACCTGTGAAGGAGTAGAGAAATGGCGAGTACAGTAGACCTCCAGAGCCTGCTTGAGGCTGCAGCTGGCGAGCGAATCGGTCGTGCTGGTGACGCATCGCAAACGACCCTCGTGCTCGTGGACCGCGTCTTTTTGAAGACCTTGAGCGAGCCGGACGTGATGGAAGCTGCGGCTGCTCGGCAGTTGATGATGCGTGAGGCTCCAATCAACCCGAGTTCCTGATGCTGACGACGGTTGAGCAACGGGAAGAGGCTGCGAGGCTGTTGGCGTTGGATGAGCAAGGCCGTCTGCAGGAGGCGGTCGCGCTCGCCCTTCGCCTGGCCGATCAGCAGGAGAGGGCAATGTCCGAGCTAGTTGAACTGGATCGGAGCTTCATCAAGGAGTTCAGCGATGAAGGAGGCGGCGAAATCGGTCTATCAAACGAAATCGAGGCAGAGGCAACTGGTGGCTAATATCTGGGCTCACGATATCGCTCAGCGATTGAAGATCAGGAGAAAGACGATGGCCAAGGATGCTGGTCTTGGTGAGGTTGACGTTGGAACGTACCCCAGCAACGGTGCGGTCAACCTCATCGACGGTGGTGGCTTCTGGAAGGGCCTCGCCCTGGCGACGTTGGCCGGGGGTGGTCTTGGCATTGCCAGTGGCCTGTTCCAGATGAAGCCAGATACCGCACCGTTGGTGGTTGATCCGTCTCCCGCGGTGGTGGCCCCCGAGACGCAGGAGTGGGAGTTGGAGATCATGAGCGTGGACGGGAAGCCAGTCGTGAAAGGAATCCGACGTGTCCAGGGCGAAGCCAAGTAGGTTCGGATATCGTGCCATCATCCTCCCCGAGGATGTATACGATGGCGACAGCGCAACGGCAACTGTCTCGTTGGGCTTTGGCGTGTACCTGCACCGCCAAAAGCTGAGGCTGTTGGGGGTTGATACCCCTGAGTTGAGAGGGCCCAGCAGGGTGGCAGGACGTGCCGCACGGGATTTCGTGAGGGAGATGCTGCCCGAGGACGGCGAGGTGCTTCTGAAGACCCACAAGGGCCGCAAGAAGGGCAAGTGGGGACGCTGGCTGTGTGAATTGTGGATCGAAAAAAGCCCCCAGCAACTCGTCTGCGTAAATGACGAATTGCTGAGGGCCGGCCACGCCGTCCGCTACATGGGCTAGTCGTTGTTTGATCTTCTTCTCTTGAAGACACTCGGGTTGTAAATCGTCTTCGGCCTGTAGAGGAACGACCATCGGCTCGGCATGACCCACTGCAGCCGGCAGATGCTGCACTCCTCGAGTACCGTCTCGCCATCGGGGCTGTGTCGCGCCCGTTTATGCCCTGCGTTTTCGCATCGCTCGTATGGCGTTGGCGGATTCCACTTCGGCATCACTTCCCTCCCTTCGGGTCGTCGTAGTCAATCCACTCCGCGTCGTTGCTCTCGGCCATCCCGAGGATCGCGTGATATTCGGTGTAGTACTTGCTGAGGAACTTCCCATTAAAACCTGCCCTGATCTTGCCCTCGCGGTAGCACAGGAAACAAACCTCGTCCCACTTCCCCCTGGGCAACCAGTCTCGCTCGATGTACCACGTGACATGGAACCCGTCCTTCGCCCCCTGGCACTCGGCCAGCCCCGGTGCGATGTTGCCGAACTCGGCAAGCATCCAGAGGAAATTGCAGGGAACGACCTGGGTCTTCCACTCGGTGGTTGGTGGTTGGTGGTTGATGGTGTTTTCCGAGGTGTTCGTTGGTGTTGATTTGTCCTGGTCTGTCATTTGCCTTTTTCTTTTCAGTCGAAGTAAGGGTGTGGGCCGTCAATCGGCCCGTTCTCGTTGACGTGGCAGCTGTTGGGGAACGGGCTGTTGGTCTTGGACAGCCGTTCCATGGCGTATCCGGCGAACTGGCGAGCGTATGCCAGCCGCGTGTTCATCGGCGACGCGGGCCGGGGCCGTCCGTCTTTGCCTGTTTCCTCGATCGGTGGCGGTAGATACCCCTCGGGGTTTAGCTGCCGCTGCAGCCGTTCCGCTAGGTTGCTACCGGTCTGGGCGTCGCATCGCGCGATAACCTCCGCGCACTCGTCCAACGTCATTGGTCGTTTCCTCCGAATATGTCGATTGTCCCCATGATAATCAGGGCAATCGCGAGGATTGCCAAGCCTAGAGCCGTTCCGGTCATTGCGGGGTCCGTCCCTTCTAATTAACGTTGTTTACCTCGTACTCGATCACGGTGATGCGTTGATCCCAACAGGCTCGGCAATCTCCGCATGCGTTGCCTTGCATGTGGGCGGGGCATCTCCTGCCATGCCGGCGGTCCCCGGTGGAGATGACTGAGCACAACCGTGCCCATTTGGGAGGGTTCCCGTTCACCATCGTCCCGGACCAGCGAATTGTGAGATTTCTGGGAGCCGTCCAGGGCTCCGCGTCCCTGATGTGGTCGCGTTCCCTGGTCGGCATCCAGTGTCGGACACGTTTAGTCAATTCGCAAACGCGGAAGATGGCCCGGGCCATTGCAGGGGATTGAAGGTCGCCAGAATGGAACCAGCGAAACCAGCGGTTGCCAGTGTCGTTGATAAGGTAGGCCATTGCAGCTGCCCAGCGGTCGAGGCCCTGGGGGCTCTCCGCGGCGATGTTGAACAACTCGAGGGACGCCCATAGTTTGTTCTGCACGTTCTCGAACCGAAAACGTCCGCGCTCGGCGTAGCAGATACTTCAGCCGGTCCCCGGGAGCAGCTTGAGCACCCCGCCAACCTGGCATTCTGACGTTGGGATTCCCCATGCGTGACCTGGCATTTTCGAGGGGCTCCCGAGGCCCCCGGTAATTGCGGTGGCTAGTGGCTTGGTCATTCGCATTGCTAGCCCCCCTCCTGCGTGTACCCATCAAACCATTCACCCTCTTTCCGGGTAAGCGGGTCGTTGCAGTGTTTTTGAGCCTCCTCCAGCGTGAGCCCGGTTTGCATGGTTTTTCGGTGGCTCTTTCGTGGGACTGCAGGGTTCCAAAATCGGACGATCTTGTAACGTACAAACGGCGTTTCTGATTCTCTCATGGTCTCCCCTTTCAAAAGTCAACTGATCCGTCGATATCGGCCAGCATGTCGGCCATGTCGTCGACGGCGGTGGCGGGATGGTCGTAGACGCGGTGCGAACCGTCAGCAAATGTCACGTCCAGCCGATTGTCTGCGACGTGCTGGGACCTGCCATTGCAGGCCGCGGCCATTTCTCGGGCATCGGCCCAGGTGTATTCCTCCTCCGCCGGGGTAGCCTCGTGGTAGGTCACTTCGGCCACCGTGTTGCCATTGGAATCGTGAGCGGTCTCCGGGCGGGACTGCCAGGATTCTCCCCAGCTGTCGACCCCATCCATGCGGCTGGCGAGCCGTTGCAGGACCCGCGCCACCTCACCAAAAACGTCCTGGTCAAATGCCGCGTTTCCGGTCTTGATCTCAATCGTGATCCGGTCAATTCTCTTGTCAGCCATTTAAGCAACCTTTCTCTGCAAGTGATAAAAC